GGAATGGGGAAATGATTTCGGAAAGAACATCGGACTCGCCAAGCAGGCCGCGAAGATCGCGGGCGTGGATGCGAATTCCCACGGGTTCAGCGATCCCGAAGTCGTGCGTGGATTTGTTCGCATGGCGCAAATGATGAGCGAGGACAAGGTCGGTCGCTCAATGGGCGGCACCGAGTTTATGACCGGCTCGGCCCGCGCCAAGGACATCATGTCCAACCCCGACAATACTTGGCACAAACGCTACATGGAAGGCGACCGCGAAGCCGCCGCGCTCGTCACCTCCTTGCTCAAGCAGGGATGAAAATCTGCGGGGTAGTGAAGAGGCATCACACCAGTTTCATAATCTGGAATCCCGAGTTCGATTCTCGGCCCCGCTAATTTTTGACTGATACCACGGAGTGTGCTACACACTCCTTCGTCAGAGCAGACACCTCCTCGTTGAGCCTGCTCCCTAATACCCGCCGCCGCTGACCCCTTACGGGACACTCGGAAAAGCGAAGGGAGCAGAAAAACCATCAGTTTCGACTGATACCAACTCAACCCAATTCAAGGAGAATAAAATGCCCGATCTAAACGGAGTTCTGACGAACATCCCCAACCACTTCACCACCCAGTTCGACGCGAACTGGAAACACCTCGTTCAGCAAAAGAACAGCAAGCTGAAAGAATATTGCACCCTCGATTCCATCGAAGAAAAAGAGAAGAGCTACAACCAACTCGACACAACCTCGATGACTCAGATCACGGATCGCTCACGCGACACCCGTATTTCTGATCAAGCGATGGCCAAGCGTTGGATTCGCCCGCTCAACTACGACTGCGCGAAACTCGTTGACGAGTTCGACGAGCAGTTCCTCGGCGAGGTTGTCCTGCCGACCAGCCCGATCATTCAGTCCCACGCTGCGGCTTACGCTCGCACTTGCGACTCGATCATCATCGGCGCACTCGGCGGCACAGCTTACACCGGCACGACCGGCACAACCGCAACCGCATTGCCTGCTGGCCAGAAGGTCGCAGTCAACTTCGTGGAGTCCGGCACCGCCGCGAATTCCGGCCTCACCATCGCCAAGCTCCGCCGCGCCAAGTTCATCCTCGACGCCAACGAAGTAGACGAGGAAGAGGAGCGCATCCTGGTTGTCTCGGCTCGCCAACTCCAAGACCTGCTCCGCACGGTCGAGGCGACCAGCGCCGACTACAACACGGTTCGCGCCTTGGTGGACGGAAACTTGAATACCTTCATGGGTTTCAAATTCCGCCGCACTCAGTTGCTCGGCCTCACCAGCACCGTCCGCAGTGTTTATGCCTATGTGAAATCTGGAGTCATCCTCGCCGAGCGTGGACTCAAGACCCACATGGACATCCGCACCGACCTCTCGCACTCCCTTCAAATCCGTTCCGTGGCCAGCCTCGCTGCTGTTCGCATGGAAGAGAAGAAGGTCGTCGAGATCGCCTGCGACGAAGCCTAACCAAAACCCGCTGGCAGACCGGGAAATGTCTGCCACCCACTTTTTCAATCTGTGATCTGACCGCGCCTCAATGACAGACATCCAAATCTGCAACCTCGCCCTCGCCCGCCTCGGTGATTCCCGCATCACCGCACTCACGGACGCGACCGCGCAGGCGCAGTATTGCTCTCTGTTCTACACGCAGACGGTCGAGGAACTCCAAGCCGAGTTCGATTGGCAATTCTGCCGTAAGCAAGTGAACCTCACCAGCGGCACAGCCCCGCTTTCCGGCTACTCCGTTCAATACACTCTGCCCACAGATTTTCTGCGGGTGCTTCGTTTTGGGAATGTGGATTCCAACGAGAACTTCGGCGTGTGGGAAATCATCGCCGAAAAAATCCACACCAATCTCTCTTCCCCGGTCGCGCTCGATTACATCGCGTCCGTAACAGACTCGACGAAATTCCCGGCTTTGTTCGTGGAATTGCTGACAATCAAATTGGCCGGACTCCTCGCCATGCCGCTGACCGGCTCGAAAGACTTGTTCGGCCAAATGGCGGAAATCTTTGGCGCGACCATGCAGAAGCCCGGTCTTCGCACTATGATCATCAACACGCAAGCGCCGAAGACCACCACCTCGGCGGCGAATTCCGTGACCGAGATTTGCCGACAAGCCATCCTCCGGGTCGGTTCGCTGGAAGCATTCAAACCCTACGGAGAGCCGATGCTCCTCGCGCAGTCGCTTTACGAGCAGACCCGCGATGAACTCCTTGGAGATTTTGATTGGGCGTTTGCCCGCGCCACCCCGGGACTTGTTGCTGATGCCGTTGGACCTTATGTCGGATCGGGGGGCTATACCAAACGCTACCTCCTCCCAAGCTCGATTTTCAAAATCTGGCGCGTCGAAAACATCGACTCTTCGGAGAACCTCGGCCAATGGGAAATCGTTGGGCAGTATTTGCATACCAACCTTGGAACACCGGTTCGACTGCTTGTCACTGAGAAAGTCACCGATGTGACCAAGTTTCCTCCCATTTTCACTCAACTCCTAACCACAACCCTCGCACTCAAATTGTGCAGCATCATTGAATCCAAATGAAATACGAATCCCTGTTTCAAGAACTCCAATTCCTCATGGCGAAACCGGCCCTGCTGGAAAACATCGAATCAGTCGCCAACTATAGCGGAACCCTTACCACAACCGCTTCCGAACTCATCCGGCAATCCATCCTGCGGGTTGGCAATGCGGAGACCTACAAGAATCAAGGGCAACCGTTTGTTTTTGCCGCCAAGTTTTACCAACCCACGATCTTGGAAATCCTTTCCGAATTTGATTGGCGGTTTGCCCGCCAGCAAGTGGGCGGCGTGGCAAAGGATGCCGTCAACCCGGTGACCGGCTACGATTTCCGATACCCGACCCCCAGCGGTGCTTTGAAAATCATGCGAATCAACGGCATCGATTCGGCGGAGAACTTCGGCACTTGGGAGGAAGTCGGCCAATTCATCCACACCAATCTCGTCACCCCGATTGCCATCGACTACATCGCCCTACCCGCTACCGACACCAACTACCCGGCGATCTTCAAGGAAATGGTCGTCGTCCGAATGGCCTACAAATTGTCAATGGCCATGGGGTTGAGCGAGCAAGCTATCGCTGCGACCAAGGAATTTGAAACGCTCGCCGAGCGGTCTGCCTTGAAACGCGAAATCGAATCCATCGCCGACTCGATGGCAACCAATACCATCACCACCCGCACACAAGTCAGCAAACAAGCCATCATGCGGTTGGGGTCTTCGGAGACTCTCATTAAGCAACCGATGGTTTTTGCCAATTCCTTCTATGACCAGACTCTGGAGGAACTGCTTTCCGATGTGCCGTGGGCGTTTGCCAAAAAGCAGTTGAGCATCACGGCGGATACTACCGCGCCAGCGCAGGGGTATTCGCGCAAATACCTTCTCCCGACAGACTTTTTGCAAGTCATCCGAGCGGAAAACATCGATTCTTCCGAAAACTTCGGACAATGGGAGATCGTTGGCGGATACCTGCATAGCGACTTGGGAAGTTCCACCGGCGTTGCCATCGGGGAAAAAATCAAATTCACCAACCTGCCTGCCGGTTCAAATCTGAACACCACGGAGACATACATTGTTTCCGGCAACCCCAGCGGGAACACATTCAATATCACCACTCTTACCGGCGGAGGTATTGGCATTGCCAATTCCTCGATCACCGCAAACACATCGAAAGTGATGCTGGTTAGTTCGGGGGTTGAATTCACCCTCTCGTCTCTTGTTAGCGGGACATTCACCTATGTCGGCGCAGCGGCATCGGCGAACATCAAAATCGATTACACTTGGAAGCAAACGGATGTGACCAAGTTTCCGCCTGCCTTTACGGAAGCCCTCATCGCCCGCCTCGCAGCAAAGATTTCCATGCCGCTCACGCAAAAAGGCGAAATCGCACAGGCGATGGCAACCCTTGCCATAGAAACGATGATGCGCCCAAGCATCCGCATTCTCATCGAGAAATCCGCCAAGCCTCGCACCACCACCGCCGCCAACTCGGTTTCCGAGATTTGCCGCCAAGCCATCCTTCGCGTGGGCAGCGCCGATTCGTTCAAGCCCTTTGGCGAACCCATGGCGCTGGCGACCAGCCTCTACGACCAGACCCGCAACGAAGTGCTGTCGGACTACGATTGGCAGTTCGCCCGGTCGCAATCCACCATCACCGCCGATGCAGCGGCTCCAGCATTCGGCTACCTCAGACGCTACGCCCTCCCCACCGGCACCCTCAAGGTGCTTCGTGTCAACGGCGTGGACGAGGACGAGAACTTCGGCAAATGGGAAATCGTGTCCGGTTACATCCACACGAACGAGGTTTCGCCCATCCAAGTCGAGGCCATTTCCATCGTTTCGGATGTCACCAAATACCCGCCGGTCTTCATCAATGTGCTGATCGTCACCTTGGCCATGAAGTTGGCGCAACTTCTGGAAATGGGTTCTCCGCAGGCGATGCCCGCTAAAAAATGAAAGAGCAGTTCTTCCAAGAACTTCAATACCTTATCTCTCAACCGGCGCTGAAGTCGGCGGTTGAGAGCAGGGCGGCATTCCGCCCAGCCGTCTCGATTTCCGAAGACGAACTTTGCCGGCAAGCAATCCTCCGCATCGGCACCGGCGAGCAGTTCACTTCCAGCAGCCACGCCCTCCTCCTCGCCAAGTCCCTCTACCCGCAGGTCCGCGATGCCCTCCTCCTTGCCGGTTCATGGACATGGGCGATGAAGGCCACCACGGTCACCGAAGCCCTCCCGCGCCCGGAATACAAGTGGGCTTACCGCTACGCGATTCCCGCCGACTGCCTGCGCGTCTTCCGGGTCAACGACTACGACTACTCCACCGGCGACTCGGCATGGGAAGTCGCTGGGAATTTCGTCCTCACCAATGCCGATTCCGGCTCGCCCGCATGGGTCACCGGACGCACCTACGAGGTCGGCAATGCGGTTTCCAACAACGGCGCGGTTTACCGCTGCCTGGTTGCCGGTTCGACCAAGCAACCCGGCGTCACCTCCAGTTGGACGACCGATTGGGATGTCTGGCTCGGCACGGCGATC